TATCATAAGCCTGCAGCATCCCTATCATATAAGGACGTCATTGAATAATGGAAAGAGAACCTTGGGACTCACCCCTAGATGATGAGCAATCATCAACAGAGCAAGAATCTGGTGACATCTTATTTGAAGACGAGCCAAGAATCAAATTGAAATTTACAGATTATAAAGGTTGAAAACACAAAGTGCTAAAGGAAAAGGCAGACGCTTTCAGCAATGGGTAAGGGACATGCTCATTGAGCATCGTAATGTACACCCTGAGGACATTGAGTCTAGGAGTATGGGTGCAGGAGGAGAGGATATAATCATGGCAAGGGATGCCAGAAAGAAATTTCCATTCAGTATTGAGTGTAAGAATGTAGAGAAGTTGAATGTATATGAAGCATACGCACAGGCAGAAGCAAACTCAGGAGACCACGAGCCTATACTCTTCATGAAAAAGAATCGTAAGAAACCTCTAGTGGTTGTGGACGCAGAGTGGTTTGTCAAGAATTTTGGGGTTGACAAGTAGGAAGGTCACCTATATAATAGATGAGTTGTACTTAGGTAAACCAATGGAGTATCAAGAAGACAGTGATTTTTTGATGGATGCTGTGGAGATACTAATTGACCAACTGCACACCTTAGTTAATGAAGGACGCATTGAGGACGCTATCGTTGTCAGTGAAAGAATTCGTGAGTTGCAGGAGATGCGATGACCGTTGTTAATATGTTTAGTGTGCCTCTCATACACTATGAGATAGCAAACTGGCATATAGCTAAGAAGAAAATTTTAGATGCTCTCCCAGATGAGTGTCCCGAGCATGCTGACCCCCAAGATGAAGGTCTGTTTACAGACTTTTTTTTAACTTCTGCAGCAGGGGTTACAGAGATGCCTGACTATTCAGAGACAGTAATTGATATCATTGAGCCATACTTAGCTGACTTCTCAGACAGAGCGACGATACATGTAACTGATATGTGGTATCAAAAGTATTATAAAGGAGTGCAACATTCATTTCACAATCATGGACACAGTGGATGGTCGTCAATAATTTATGTTGAGTTTGACCATGAGAAACATGAAGCAACTAGATTCATATCACCATTTAATAATGTGTGGAATGGTAATCTAGAAATGTATACACCACCTGTAAGAGAAGGTGACATGGTTATATTTCCTTCTACTCTTGCACATGAAGCACCACCAAATAAATCAGATACAAGGAGGACTATAGTCTCTTATAATATGCAAGGACACGTTGAAACAATTAAGGCAACGCTATTTAAAGATGGTGGTCTCCCAAAGGTACGCAAGTGACAGATGAAATAGTAACTTACAAAGGTAGATTTTGTGAAAAGCATTCCGATTTCATTTGGGGTGATTACATAGATGAAGAAGTGATTGAAGGTCTATACTTTTTCTGGCACAACCAAAATTTCTTAGAGTTTCATGAGGGACAAGTATATACTGGTGGTGAAACTTATGTTGATAAAGAATATAAAGAATCTACAGACCTACACATCCCTGTTAACCTCCGAATACCAGAGATTCAAAACTATATGGTTGCTCTTCAAGGGGTATTAAATAAATATATTGAGAGGTTTCCCTTTAGCGAACTGTCAAGATTCGAGGTTAAAGAGCCACTATCAATGCAACACTACCCTATAGGTGGTGGGTTTAAGCAATGGCATACTGAAAGGGCAAACTCTTCACCTGGGAATGTCTATAGACACCTAGTGTTTATGACATACATGAATGACGTGCCTGATGGAGGCACAGAGTGGTATCATCAAGACAAGTATGTCCCTGCTAAGAAAGGATACACTGTCATATGGCCATCAGACTGGACTCACTTCCATAAAGGAAGAGTATCAAACACATTAGAAAAATTTATCATTACTGGGTGGTTTTCTTTCACATAGTGTGCTATAATGACAAGGTTATACAAACCTCACATGAAACCTATTGTCATCACAGAGCGATTCCCATACCGATACGTCGAAGCAGGGACTCTTGATAACGGAATGCCTGACTATCGCATCCAGAAATACAACGAATACACAGACAGATACAGAGACATGTATCTTTGTGATAATGGTATGCAATTAGAGACTGCCATCGAAGACTTTGAATACACAAAGTGGTTAGACCCATCCGATGAAGTCCGAGCCTATATAAAAAACAATTAATTTTCTCACCATGTCCTGCCAAAATTTTGATAAAGCTGTCCACTATGCAAAGGCAGCGTTTAAAGATGCATTGGAAACTGAAGAGTTGAAAGACGAGACACTCAATCTTCTCTTTCATTACTATCAAGGATTGAAATCAATCAGAGATGAGTATCCAAAGCACGAGCACAAAGAAGAGGCAGGACCTATCTTTTTAAGTGACGACATTACTTACCCTACAGGTGACATCTCCTTTACACCTGACGTAAACATGGAAGATTATATACAGTTTAATAGTGAAGTAGATTACGGAGAGACATTAGAATAAGTTATATTTCTTATTAGAAAAACATAAGACAGTCACGAAACTGTCACACCGCCCTTGACAAACTTTACAATTTGATATATAGTATATACATTGTTACATAACTTAACACAATGACTACTGTAACCGAATCTGGCGGAAGACAAAACATGTATCCAACTGAGCCAGTTCCTTATCTCGACTCAGAGTATGAGGGTTATGGTCCTAATGCTGAGAAGATTAACGGCAGACTTGCCATGCTCGGATTTACTACAGGACTTATATCATATATTGCCACAGGCAGTTTCTTTTTCTTTGGCATCTTAGGATTCTAAAGACACATTTATTCAATTAATCTAGGACACAATCATGACACCAGAAGCAGAAAGATTTAACGGATGGGCAGCAATGCTTGGTTTCGTAGCAGCAGTAGGAGCATACGCAACTACAGGACAACTAATCCCAGGTATTTTCTAATGACAACACCTAAACCAATCGAAAAGGAAAAGGTTGTTGCTGAAACAGTTAATGGTAGACTAGCAATGCTAGGTATCATTGCAGGACTAGGAGCATACCTAACAACAGGACAAATCATCCCAGGATTTGTTTAATGATATTAGAGGCAGATTATAATACTTGGGTTAATACTATACTGTTTCCATTTTTACCAGTAATTACGGTATTCTTGTGCAGTTGGTTGATGCTAGGTGACTTGCCTTTTGATAAAGACGACGATGATGATGACGATGGAGGTGGCGGAGTCATGAGTCCAGTATATAACTACCTCCCGCAAGGCACTTAAGTATAAATACTCATGATAGAGTTGTCATTTCTATTACTCAACACTAACCTTCCTCGAGACCTTCTCGAGTTTGGTTTTTTTCTTACCGTCGGTATTACCGCAGGAGCAGCAGGACTATTATGAGACAATATTTAACAAGTGTTTTCTTTTTCGCATGTGTAGCAGCAGCAGTTGCATACGCACCAACCCTCGCATACGCAATTTAAAACAATGAAACCTATACCTTTAGCAAGTGTACCTTGGATTTTTCTATGCGCAGTAGGTCTTGCCACCACTACAGTATTCGTTTGACTATATAAAATATAGTTACCGAATAGGACAGTGGATGAGGAAAGGTTTGCTCTCGTTGGACTAATAAAAGGAGAATGGATTACTCTTAAGAAGTATTCCAATAAAACTAAACATAAGACGCATTTCATGCAACAGGTTTGCATGATTGCACAGAAACATCTTGGGTCTCAATTCGAGACCTTTAAGGTTGTTCCCATGAATCAAAAACCACAGCAATACACATGAATGACGTCACAGTATTTGTATACCTAACATTTTTCATAGGTATATTTGGTATGACCTTTGCTTTTATGTGGAAGATGATGTCATCTACACTAGCAGAGTTTGACAAACGACCAGTTAACAACTATAATGATGCAATGAAAGCTTATAAAACACATCCAGAAATGAAGGATGTGGATGAGCCACTCTTAGTATTCAAACAATTACCTGATGAAGATTTATAACTTCCAGTGTGAAACCTTTACACCATTCGCACCTCTCTGGGACTATGTTATGGGAGAGAAGTTATCTCAGGTTGATTATTATAATTTAAAGGAAGAAATTTTACAGAAAGAGCAAGATATAATTGGTAAGTATGATTATAAACATGATAACAATACAGGACTAGGAAAAAATAGTTTAACTTCTAGGTCAAAGGACTACAATCTATTAGAGTTTGATTCTGCAGGAGAATTGAGAAAAGATATTCGTTTATTACATGATGAGTTTATAAAAGGATGCGGTTTTAATTTTAATGGAAAGATATTTGTGCAGTGTTGGGCAAATGTCATGCGTAAAGGTCACAGGATTAAGAAACATTGTCATGGTTTCGGACCGTATGCATATCTAAGTGGACATCTATGTGTCCAAGTAAATGAGGATTTATATCCTACCTCTACTCACTACTATAATCCATATGGAGTAGAGCCATGGTCTTCCCCTAACGCTAACAATAAGATGACTATCTTTCCTTCATGGTTGAAGCATGACACTGACCGTGTCCAAGATGATGTAGAAAGAATCACAATAGCATTTGACATCGTTGATGAGAGTGGTTACAATATAGATGTCAGAGATGACATGAAATCACATTGGGTAGAGCTATGATTCCTGAGTATAGAATTGATGATGACAAGGTAGAAACACGAAGACTTGCTCTTATGTGTTTGATTCATCACAATATCGATATAAATAAATCAGCGTATGAATTCTGTGACTACGTTGTTACAGAGGGTTTACTGGATAATATACAGGAAGAAGGCGAAGAAGGACTACGACGTCACGGTGGTGATATCGTATCTTTGGCATCCGAAAAACTCATGACGCATTTCCATCGATGGCAAGACATGCATGAAAAAAACATCAACTAAAAAAGCAATCAAAAAAATTATTAAAAACCCACACTTATGGTCACCCGCAGACGTAGCTTATGCTAGAATGGAGTTGAGGTTAAGGAATAAAACAAAATGAATGTAGTCATAGTAGGTGGTGGCACAGCAGGATGGATGACAACTGCTGCTCTTTGTAAAACATTTAGTGACTGGGATATAACTATCATAGAAGGTGGTGAGTCTATTGGTGTGGGAGAATCTACAACACCACACATCAATCAGTATCTAAAGTATATGGAGATTGATGACGAGACATTTCTAAGAGAAGCAAGAGCAACATATAAATCAAGCAGTAGGTTTCAAGATTTTAGTAAGGTAGGTGAAGTTTTTCACTATCCTAATGGTCAATCAATAAGAGCAGACGTATCATATCATGAGTGGATGTATGCAAAGGCAATGGGTTATGAAGTCCCTCCATTTGCAGAGTTGTTTATGCCCTTTGTTACTGTAGCAGAGCAGGGTAAACTACCACTAAACAATCATCTTATATCTCCTTATCAAATAGAAAAGGATAGAAGTTTTCATATAGATGCTAGTAGTTTTTGCACATACCTTAGGAAGTATTGTGATAGTGCTAAAGTTATTAATGATAAGGTAACAACCGTTAAGTATGAGAGAGTCATGCAGGGGTGTAAGGATAAAAGAATCCACCACCTTGTAGTCAATGGCCAAGAAATATATGCTGACTTGTTTATTGATTGCACTGGACAATCATCAGTATTATTTGACAAGACAAGTGACTGGATACCATACGATAATATTCTTACTGATACTGCACTGGTTACTAAAGTAGATTACTCTACTAATATAGAAGAAGAGATGGTAGCATATACAAATGCTCAAGGTAAAACTGCAGGATGGCAGTGGACTATACCTACATGGGATTTCATCAGTAAAGGATTTGTATACTCATCTAAGTTTCAATCAGAGAAAGATGCTGCAGAGGAGTTTGGACATGAGGAGTATAGAAAGATAGAATTTAAACAAGGCAGACATGATAGAGCATGGACTGCTAACTGTGTTGCTATTGGATTATCATATGGATTCATTGAGCCATTAGAATCTACATCATTATTCAATACACATCATGGTATCCTTGCACTCTTAGATATTCTCAAGCAAGATGCATTACCAGGCCAGTTTGCTAGAGACAGATATAATTACAACCTAGCAGAGCACATGGATGGGTGGAGAGAATTTGTAGAGTCACATTACTATTACTCTAGACGTAGAGACACACCATTCTGGAGACACGTTACGGATGAGATAGAGTATGAGATAAGTGGAGCACACAAAGTAATCTTACAAGCAATGGTAACAGGAGAAGAGATACCTCATGGGGAAGACCCTATCGTTTACATCCTTGCAGGGTCAGGTTACACAAATGTCAACGAAAGACTTAACAGATACTTTAATGACTGGGTAGATTTTGATACACAGAAGTGGATAACACATCACAATGCTGTCAAGAAACTAGCAGAGCAGATGCCAACCATGCACGAGCATTTAAAAGAGGAAATTTGGGCTTGACAAAATGTTGAAATGCATATATAGTATGGAAGTTACGTTAAGAAATGTAAACTTAACCTTGCAATGGACTCGAAAGGATCGCCATCCACTTGCACAACTGCTCTCAAACCAAGACCTATAGGCAGTATAATACTTCGTCTTTCTATCCAGTAGTGAGGGATTACTGGAAATAAGTTTCGCATCTTCCCTGATGCCCTACTTAACGTCTTACTAATGACAA